AGTTTCAGCGGCTTTTCCAAACTTTTTAGGAGCTATTTTTCCTGCACTCCATTGGCTTGATGCTATTGTTAGTTTAAATAGATTAACTAAATTTTGTCCAGCTTTGGCATCAATCTCACCAGACTCAATTTTAGCTTCTAATTCTAGTCGTTTATCTTTTAAAGAACTAAGCTCCAAGTCAATTGCTAATTGCTTAGCCTGACTATAACGCATCATAAGATCCTCAGATTTAATTAACTCTTTTCTGAAACTGCTCCAAGTGTACTCAATTTCAGGCTTTTCAAATACTTGTCTAATTGTTAAACCATCAGCAATTAATTCAAGGATCTGTTCTTCTAATTTTCTGTTAAGTTTTCTAGGTCGTCCAACCATAATATCCTTTAGTGGTGCAGCTTGGTAAGAAAGAAAGGGAAGATAACCAAAAACTGCACCTGTTATATATAACTATTAGACTAACGCAAGGGAGCTAGTAGTCTAATAATTTATTAACACAATATATGGTAGATTACAAATCAAAAGGACTTTTTGGCTTATAAAATGTTCTATTGTCAAGTGTTATAGGATTATATTTAAGTTTCTTTTCAAATAATAATTTGTCTATTATTTTCATAATAGTGAAAGAACCGAAACGGCTGTTGTTATAAATCCAACGAACTTGAGCATCCGAAACCATTCCAGACTCATAATCTTGTTGTAGTTTTAAAACTATTTCAATCTTTTCGGCGGCGGTGTAGGTGTTATTATAACTCTTTTGTAAAGGTTCATTATTATAAAGATATTCTTCCTCATTCATTTTTTAAAACCTTTAAACTTCTTCTTATTATTATTGTTATTACTATTATTGTTTTTATTCTCTAAATGGTACCCATTTTTTGGGTAGTCTGAGTACCCAGATTTTGACACCCTGTTTACTGAAATTTTGGGTAGTCTTAAGGTATATCTATTTGCACTTGATAACCTGTGAATAATTAAGTAGCCATTGTCAACTAGCTCTTTTTTAGCTTTTTGTAAGGTATTGACAGAAACACCAAGTTTCTTGCATAAATTAGAGTTTCTAAGGTTCCTATAATTAGCAGATAATGACTTAATATAGCAAAATAAAACTTTAGCTTCATTGCCTATTTTATCATCATATATTATTGAATTTGGGATCATTGCGAACCCATTCTTAGTCTTTTCCATATTCTTTAAATCCTTCCTTGCTAGACCTTTTACATGTCAAAATATGGGTAGTCAATAAAGAACATTTAGAGAACATTAATTATTTTTAACTTTATGCTTTTAATAGTTGAAATATAGATCAAAAATGATACAAATAATGAATGAAAAACAAATCAACAAAGGAAACTAAAAACATGACAAAAAAACATATAAGCGAAACTAGCTCAATGTATAAAGTAACTGATTTATATAATCATAATAATTTTATACATTGGACTAAAGATAAAAAATATACTGGTGAGTCTATGTCTAATATTAACCCATTTGGTGAGTCTTATAAAATTTATGACTTAATAGATAATGAAGGTTTTATTTATTATGAAGTTTACAAAATGGGATTATCTAAAGATAAGAAAGAATTAGACAATACAAACGACATATTATTATTAACTACTTATGACAATAAGCAAGTTAATAAATATATAAATCTAATAAACTAAAAGAAAGGCAATATGAAAGCATTTTTTAAGATTAAAAAAGTAGATGATTATAATAGATATTGTTTAAATCGCTTTGAGGAATATTATTTTCATACATTTAATAAAAAATATGGTTTTGTTTTATATGGTTATAATTGTTTAAATGTAAAAAATGATTTTGCTCATTGGTTTAAAACAAAAAAAGAAGCATATAAAAATATAAATGGGAGTTAAATATGAAAGCTAAAGACTATAAATCAATAACTAATATCCTAGAGTCGCAAAATAAAGGTAAGAAGTTTTATGATTTTATGGACATGGAAGATGTCAAATATAGAATAAAGGAGGATATTATTCCTTTACCTAAACAATACTTTAATAATATAGTTAAACTAATAAAGGGGGAAAAATGAGTGAAATGACAGATAAAGACAGAGAAACAAAAAAAGAACTTATTGAGTCTATTGAATCAATATTAAATGCAAATAAAGATAATGATTATTGTTGCCAATATTGGTTATCGGACATGATTAAGCAACAATTTAAATTATATGAAATTTATTAAACAACCAAAAAAGGAGGGTTAGATAATGCTAGAAGATAAACACTTACAAATTAATTTAAAAGATGATGAACAAAAAATAATGCTAGATTATGATATAATTTTAAGAGTTAATGACAATGGTACTAAGTATACTTCATTTGATTTATTTGATTATAAAAATCAAAAATATTTATTTAATCATAAACTACAACCAAAGAAAGAGAGTAAATAATGACTAAATATATAAATATAGACATGATTGACAAAGAATATTTTGATGGAAATTATTTTGCTGATAATAATTCTGTTAATTATGATCTACAAAATGGTAAAATTGAAACTATTGCATTTTGTGATGATAAAGAAAGAGCTAAATTAATTTGTAGCTGTTTAAATTTATTTGAATCATTACAAGATAATATTCCATTAAAGAAAAGTAAAGAGGTAATCAAAGAAAATTAAAAGTAAAATACAATTATGAAAAGGAGGAATAATGAGAAATAAATTTGGATTGCCTTTAATATTTGATGATGTAAAAATTAGAGATAATAGAAGGTTAAAGAACTTAGAATATATGAGATGGAATTGTCCTAAAGGTTGGCAAGAACTTTGGAGCAAGAAATTAAACCAATTAAAAAAGAATATAAATGAAAGAAAAAGAAAAACTCTTAACTGATATAGAGCTTGAAAAGCTAAAGATTGCCACCTTTAAAAGCATAATAGAAGGTTCTAGGTCTATCAATGGTGTTACTTGGAATAAAATTAAAAACCTAAAAAGAAAGGATAAGATAAAATGCTTGAAACAATTATCGCAGTAGAGATAGCTTTATGGATTTTTTATTATGCTACTAATTAAAAAATGTTCACAATGTAAAAAAACCAAAGATGTTAAAAATTTTTGGTGGCGGAAGGACAACCAAGACTACAGAGCAAATTGTAAAGAGTGTTGCTCAAAACATAGAAAAAAATATTATAAAAAACACAAAAAGAGATTATTAAGGTGGCATAAAAAATATCGTTTAGATAATAAAGATAAAATTAATAAAAAACAAAAAGAATCTTATTATAAAAACAATGGTGCAGAGAAAAAAAAAGAATGGAGAAATAAAAATCCATTAAGAGATAGAAAAAACCAAAGACGATGGCAATTAAACAACCCTGAAAAAATTAGAGCAAGTAATAAAAAAAGGTGGCAAAAAATTATAAATAATCCAATATTACATGAAAAAAATAAACAACAAGTAAGATTAAAAATGTCCACCCTTAAAGCAAAATTAAAACAGCGAAAATCGTTTAAAAAACATTTTCTAGCAAATAGAGAATATTATTTAAAAAAGAATAGAAACCATTATCTTAATAATAAATTATATTATAATTTGAAATCTTTACAAAGAACAAAGCATATTTTAATGAGAACTCCTAAATGGGCTAATTTAAAAAAGATAAAAGAAATATATCAAAATAGAAAAAAAGGTTATCATGTTGACCACATTATCCCATTACAAGGTAAAAATGTTTCAGGACTCCATGTAGAAAATAATTTGCAATACTTAACCACCAAACAAAATTTAAGCAAAGGAAATAAACTTATATGATAAATAAAACTAACATATATGGAGATTATAAAGTCTGTGTTAAATGTAGCGATCCAGCAGATGTAATAGAATCAAATAAAGATTATTGTATAGAATGTTGGCATAAAAAAGTAAATGGTAAGAGCTTTAAGGAAGTTGAAAAAAAAATGAAAGAAGAAGAAAGATTTATAAAAAAAAAATGAAAAGAATATTAAACTATTTAGACCAATTATTAACTATTTATCTTTGGTTGTTATGCTTACCTATAGTTATTATTTGTAAGATATTAGGAAAGATATTTAAAAAATGAAATACTTAATAATATTTATATTTGTTATTGGTTGTAGCTTCAACGATTACGATATAAACCCTTCAACAACTATAGTCAAACAACTACTAAAAGGAGCTAAGAATGATTAAAGTTAAGCTAGAACCTAACGAAGTTGAACTTGCCTTAAATGTGGCTGCCAAAAGATATATTGGCAATTTAAGAATGGGTAAATCTTTTTCTTATGGTCATTCAGGTGGTTTTAAAATAACTATAAATGATGGCATATTAGGAGCTTTAGGAGAGGTGGCTTATGCAAAAGGCACTAATAGCTTTTATAATGGTTCTTATAGTGATAATAAACAATTCTATTCAGACTCAGACTTTCAAAATAATATAGAGATAAGGACTCAGGAGAAGAAATCATATAATTTTTTACTGATAAGACCTGGAGAGAAAAAAGGTAAATATTTTTTAATTTTGAAAGATAATGATAAGGATTTTAATTTTAGTATTATAGGTTCATTTATTTATAATGATGATCTGCCACCAGAAAAACTTACACATTTAGGACATTTTGAAAGACCACCAGTATATAAAATAGAATTAAAAGAACTTAAACCTATGGAGGAAGATGTGAGACAAGATAAATTTTAAATTATTTAAACCTTTTGGCTCAACACTTGCTAAAGCAGTTATGCCATTAGAACTAATGAAAGACTTTCAAAATGATTTAAAACAAATAAGACA